CGGAAATGCTTGCCAAGTTTCTGGTGAAAATAAAGGTATATTTTGGGGTGATGCTAATAGATCTATTAACTTTAGCACAGAAGGACAATCTACTATCAGTATGGCTGGTGGAGCACATGGCCAACAAAAAGGTTTGTCATCTAAATTAAATATTGGTTATGGTGGTAACGAAGGCACATACAATGGTGGATTCAACCATCGTAAAATAAATATCACGAACGAAACGTATAATACAATCACAAAAATATTACCAGATTGTGGCGAAGAAAACTATGGAATGTCACAAGATCGTGGTTATGTTTTAGGTGAATATAACGGCGCACAAAATAATAATTGCGGAAGACTTATATACGCTACTGATGCTCGTACTGCATTATCGACATCAGTACAAGGCAATGGCGGATCTTCGTCTGGTCATTGTTTCTGGAGAGATTAATAAATGGCATTTAATGGAACAATTGGCGGTAATAGTTTAAACAGTGGTCGTGGTGGATATCATCCAGGTGCCATCGCTGATACCGCATCCTCTGCAGCATCTGGATCTTTAGGAACAGCAACTGTTAACGGTAGTGGTGAAGATATTGCTAATACCGGTTCTACATCCGTTTCAGGTCAGCGTCAAGTATTTGATCCTTGGCATAATGGAATTACATATTCCATTTCTTCTGGTGCTCTTCCTCCAGGTTTTTCATTAAATGCATCAACTGGACAAATTACTGGTGCATATTCAGCATCTGGAATTAATACTGATGGAACTGTTTATAACTTTACAGTTCGTGCATCTGATAATTCTGCAGGTGCAAAGACTACATCTGATCGTTCATATAGTGTAACGCTTTCAGTGCCATGGTTATATCGTCAAATTATTACGACGCTATACATGGCAGGTGGATATAAAGATTCGTCTTTATGGTCTAACGTTAACCGTTTCCCACGTTCAACTGAAACATGTACTAACTTAGGCGATGGTACTATTGATAATTTCCATTATAAATCTGGAATGTGTGATGAAAATCGTGGCCACGTTTGGAATGGTAATAGTACGACTACATTCCAATTACGCACTGAAGTAAAAGTAAATGGTGTTGGTGGTTGTGGATTTGCAACTACAAATACTGGTACAACATTTGCGCCTGATCGTAATAGGTCATTCACTGTAGGTGAAGGTGTTGGCAATATGTTTAGATTTACTGCAAGTACTAATGCATTCGCGACGCTTGGTGGTGGTAATGATGGTCATGCTACTGGTGTTTCTGGTGAAAATAAAGGTATTTGGTGGGGTCATGGTGGTACAAACCAAAACAGATCAATCAACTTCTCAACAGAAGCACAAGCAACAATTAGTATGGCCGGTGGAGCGCATGGTCAACAAAAAGGCATGTCTGCAAAAACTGGATTTGGTTATGGTGGTAATGAAGGCACATACGCTGGTGGTTATAACTTCAGAAAAATTAATATTACCAATGAAACATATGGCACAGTTGGTAAAATGTGGGGTAACTGTGGTGAAGAAAATATGGGTATGTCGCAAGATCGAGGTTACATATTAGGCGAATACGATGATTCTGCTGGTGTAGGACAAAATAATAGATGCGGTAGACACGTTTACGCAACTGATGCTGGTGCACAACTTGGTACAACCATACAAGGACACGGTGGAGCTTCTTCAGGTCATGCATTCTGGAGAAACTAATAAATAGTAATAGTTAAATATTTTTTTGTTAAAGGTAAAAAATGACTGATATCGTAGAGTATGGAAAATATAAGTATGAAAATCACTTCCCTAAAAAGAAGATTTCAACTGATGTTTCTTTGATCCCAAAAAAATCCCAAGAATTACTCGAGTTTTCTTATAACAACTATTGGAGTACTCCAAAGTTTAAGCTAAAGTGGTTTGTGGGTCAAGCTGAGTATACTCCATTCCATATTGTTCGTCAATACCTATTAGAACTTCGTGCACGCGAAGATTCTTTAGAGCTACAAGAATATGAATTGAAAAAAATCGAGATTGAATTGAAGATGGCTATTCGAGATCGTGATGCAGCCACTGATGATTTAGTTAAAGAAATGCTAGATTTAGAAGTAAGTAAAAAAACTAATGGTGTGGCATCAACTAGAACTCGTGTAAAAGATCTTTATATTGAACGTCAATTTTTCATAGAATTAGTAGAAGAATTTTTAAGTGGTCCTCATGGCAAAACTCCAGATGGTAGACCATTAACTGAAGTACTTGGTACTGAAGAAGAAGAAAAATACGAACGTGATTATTGGACTGTTCGCTTAGCACGTCAAGCTGCTATGGATCTATGTGCTTATGGACGTATTGGTTCTGGTAACTTAGATGCTATTATGCAACTTCAACCTGAACAAAGAGAAGAAACTCTTGCATTAGCACATACAGTTAACTTAGCCGTTGAACAACAACAAGTTAATATAAGACAAGAAGCTGCAAAAGCATTGCAGTTAACGAATGATGGTAAATTAAATTATATTGGTTCATTAGATCCACAATTAATTAATAATGCTATTAATGCAGATTTAGAATTGATTAATGCAGCAAGTGCAAAATTAAATTTAAACAACAATCCTTCTATTCCTGAACCAACTTTGCCAAAAGAATTCAATGAAATTTATAACGTTTGAGAAAAGCGAATATGAAATAGGTCTATTAAAGCAATTCAATTATAGACCTTTAACTAGTTTTTGGATATATGATGTGTATCAAATTGAAGAGGATATAAGTCTTTTTCCAAAAGAATTGCAAGATACGTTAATTGAAATCCCAGAAAGTATTGCTAAAGGATCTATATTCTCACACATAGATTTAAATCAACGAAATACTATGAACGTGAAGGTAGAACAATTCGCGTTTGAAAGCGTAAAAGATTCTCTTAAAATACCAAAGAATAAGAAGTTAAATCCTAGAGATAAATTTACTTATACTATAACAGGGGAAGATGAAAAGAACTCCGTTGAATTTATAAAAACGGTTTTACTAGATTATTTGCAAAAGCATTATAACTCTCTTTCTGAAGGTAACAAAGTACGCTATCGCAAAAAGATTGATGGTATAAAAACTGCGATACAAGAATGCAAAACTAATTATGATTGTCATGTAATTATGCACAATCATTTTAATTATCCGTTATTAGTAGTAAAAGATAAACTTGGAACTTCTTTGCCTGGTGCAAGATGGAATTTATCAACTCCATCTAAGAAAACTGAAGTTTCGTATTTCACTCCAGAAATGCTTGATACTGGACCTACTATAGATAATATTAGTCCAACAGTATTTGAACTAAAATGGGAAATTGGTGAACCAGTATTAGTTAATCTGTAGTAGTATATAATTTTATAGGATGAGTAAAGTGACTCCCAAAAAAATCTTCAGTATTCCAATCAATCCTAAACTTTCTCAAGAAGAGTTTACGGCATTTTACCATTGGCTAGATCAGTATAAAGACTGGATCGCTGATGTGTATTTCACATCTAGAATTAACCCGTTCAATCAAGACGCAATGGGTGAAGTCATTATGTTTAATCAAGATAAGGTAAATCTTATTGAGACAGCATTAAACATTCAAAAATACCTTGGTATTAAAGCATCAGCTACATTTAATAATATCCAAGTACCTCCAACACAAACTAATTTAGATACTTTCATCATTAACTTTAAACCGTTATACGATGCAGGTATTAGAACAGCGACCATCCCTCATACACATTGGATGGCAACTGGTCAAATCAAAGCTGCATTCCCAGAGTTATATGTTAAAAATACTATTCTAAGAAATGTAAGACGACCAGCCGAAGTTGTTGCTTTAGTTAAAGAAGGATTTGATTACATCAATTTAGATCGTGATTTGATGCGTGATAAGGATGCATTAATTAGATTACAAGAAACAAAGAAGTGGATTAAAACTCACCTAAACAAAGATATTCATTATAGTTTATTGGCTAATGAAGGTTGTTTAGGTGAATGTCATATGATGGATGAACACTTTGAATATAATAATTCAAGGAATGATAAAGATGCATCATATTTTAATTCACCTATTAGTAGAGTTAGTTGCCCAAAATGGGATGTAGAAGATCCAGCAGTATATTTAAAAACTGCGAACTTCTCTCCATGGAAAGCAGATTGGGATGAATACTTACAATTAGGTATTGATGTATTTAAAATGCATGGTCGTGAAAGCATTCAACGACTAGGCGAGACTATGCGTAAAGTAGAACGTTACGTTGCTGGTAATGAAATATTAGATGATAACTTCGAAGACTTTATTGGTAAAGCACAGTTAACTGGAAAACCAATTAAAATTTGGCGTGACAAGATTCGTAACTGTAAATTCGATTGTTGGGAATGTCAGTACTGTGATAAGATCGAAGAGAAAAAAGATGAGTACGATTACACAGCAGTTACAAAACATGTAGTAGATTCTATTGCTAAGAGTGGAATTCCTAAAGTTAATATTAATATTAGCGGATTAACGAGTGCGCGTGTTCAAACACTATTAAATTCTTTAGCTTCTCAGTGTGGTTCTTATTTGGAAGTAGGTTCATATTTAGGTGCAACTGCTGCCGCAGTATTACATAACAATCCAATTAATGCATATTTTGTGGATAAGTGGGAAGAACAAATTCAACCTGCGCGTGAAGACATACAAACTGAAGCAAATGATTATAATCAATTTGTAGAAAATATTAAACCATATATTGGCAACTCTAATGTTAAAGTTTTAAAAGGTGACATGTTGAGTATTGATTTATTCCAAATAGATCATACGATTGATATGTTTATGTACGATGGTCCGCATGATGTTAAATCTACTGCTGATGCATTAAAATATTACTGGCCTAAATTATCTAAAGATTGTATTTTAATATTTGATGATGCCAATTGGGAAACTGTAGTGCAAGGAGCAAGAGAAGCGTTGCAAGATATGGATGCTCATGTGGTATATGAAAAACTTATTCTAAATTCAGAGGAAAATCCTCGTGAATGGTGGAACGGGTTATATATTTTGGTTATTAGAAAAACATGATTAAGAAAATAAAAAACATTGTTATTTTTGGTGGTGGTACAAGCGGTTGGTTAACTGCTGCTTATATCACTAATCAATTAAACTTTCCATGTAATATTACATTGATCGAAAGTAAAACGATTGGACCTATTGGTGTTGGTGAAGGTACTCAACCATTTACATCTAGATTTTTATTCAAAGCTGGTTTAACTCCAGCACAATGGATGAAACCTTCACAAGCTGCATTTAAATACGGTGTGTTATTAGATGGTTGGAATAAAGAACCATATTTTGTGGACAATGATTTCATTGAGAATCATATCATAGGTCCTAAATTATATGCACACGACTATTTTATTAATAAACCAAATAAAGAATTTGTAGAATGGTTACCTGCTTATAGATTGGCAATGGCTAATAAAAGCCCTAAGCTTGATGGATACGATCATTGCCTATCTCAACGATCGTATGAAGATTGGGGTGCTGTACATTTTTCTGCATTTGATATTTTAGATACTATCCATGATTTAATTAAAGATAGAATTACATATTTTGATACTAAAATTATTGATATTAAAAGTAATGACGATGGTATTGAATATTTGCTAGATGAACAAGGTAGAAAACATACTGCTGATTTATTCATTGACTGCACTGGATTTGAAGCTAAATTAATTAATAAAGAATTGAATGTTCCATTTGTGGATATCTCTGGTATTCTTCCATGTGATAGTGCTGTTGCAATGCCTACGCAGTTTAAAGATCCAAAAAACGAATGCCATCCATATACAAAAGCCACAACAATGACTGCTGGTTGGAGATGGACGATTCCAACATTTAAACAAATTGGCAATGGATATGTTTATTCTTCAAAACATATTACACCTGAACAAGCTGAAAAAGAATTAAGAGATAGTATTGGCGAGTATGATGTAAAAGCTCGACATGTAAAAATGAGATGTGGTGCATCTGAAAAGGTTGCACATAAGAATGTTATTGCTGTGGGATTATCTGCTGGATTTGTAGAACCATTAGAAGCAACTGGTATTACATTCACAACTAAAATTGTTGAAGCTTTGTGTGCTGGTTTAAATTTCCATAATGGTGTTTGGAATGATAATTTGCAAGTAGCATTCAATGCTGCTTATATCAATATGGTAACTGAAATCATTTCATTTGTATGGGCGCATTATCACTATAGTGATAGAGATGATACACCGTTTTGGCAAGAAATTAGAAATCAAAAGTTAGAAGACGCACCCGAATATATCCAAGAAATTTTTAGCCAGTTCTATCCTAAGTTACATAGAAATTTTTATTTGGATGATAAGACGTCTGGTTTCCATACCGGTCATTGGTTTAGTATGTTACATGCAAATGATGCGTACAAAGATAAAGAAAAATATCAGTTAAGCCAAGAACAATTAAAATACGCTGAGTACTATATTAAGACTAAAAAAGCTGAGATAGATAATGCTATAGAGTATTTCCCAAATCATTATGAATTTTTGAAGGATTGGTATGCGCGAACCGGTGACACTATTTAGAGCAGATTTATTTAGTTATTCAAACGTAGGAACGCCTGAACAGAGGCAAGAATTGATTGATCGTTTATTGGCACTAAAAGCATCAGGTGCTAAAGACATTAATGAGTTGACTAATAACGAAGGATGCTGGAGATATTCATATCCAATAAAAGATTGTGACTGGTTAAATCATGCTCTTTCAGTTATTATGAATGATGCATTCACATATTATGGTAATCAACCTGGAAGTAGAATTAGAATACCTAGTGAAGAAAATAAAGTTTCTATAGGTAGTTGGTGTAATATTAATGAGAAATATTCTCGTAATGTATATCACTCACACAAAGGTTCTATTTTTTCATGCGTATATTATCTTCAAGCAACTGATACTGGTAAACTAGTATTATCTAATCCTGCAAACATATTAAATGATTGCAGCGACTTTTCTCCATATACACGAGACTTTTTCTTTTTACCAAAAGATGGTGATTTAGTACTTTGGCCTTCATGGATTCCGCATGAAGTAGAACCTAATATGTCTGATCGTCAGCGTATTAATATAGTATTTGATATTGATGTTCCATTTGTTTATGAACCAAAGTGAAGTATTATTTCCAGTACAAATATTTACAGGTAAAGTAGCATTAGACGAAAAGCTTGTACAAGAATATCTAAAATGGTTAGAGATTCAAAAACTATTAGAAGAAGATATTAGTAGCGTAAGCACTACTATGAATGGTTGGCAATATGCGTTTAAGCATAGCGACGTTCAACCTGAATGGCACAAATCTATTATATCACAAATCGATGTTGATTTCCATTTAAAAGATAAAAGTAGTTGGATTGTTGACTACGATATTGGTGGATATCAAGATCCGCATATTCATAGAAGTAGTCATGGCACTATGATAATCAATTTAGTTGGTAGCGGCGATTTATTATTATATGATACTAGGCCAACTGGTGGATTTGAAGTTAAGACTTTGAATCCTGGAGATTGGATATATATTCCAGGTTGGTTGATGCACTCTAGTCGACCATGCAAAGAAAAGCGAAGTATATTAGTGATTGATTATAGATGATGAAGATTGAATTTTTTTCTAGCATTGACGGCGTTGCAGATTCTACTCCTATATTGGAAGCTAAAGAATACCAACAGCCTTGGTTTAATGAATCTAAAAAAGATTATATTAAACAACTGGACTTTGCAAATGGTGGTACATTTGCTCATGTCTATAGATGTCCTGGAATATTTGATCTTTATAAGACAGGATTTTTCATAACTGCATGGTGTGATATTAAGATTGAAACTAATGGAGATCCAAATTATTATAAATGGACTTTACCTAATGTCAATTTAATTGAGTTGATGGATGAATCAGAGAAAAGTCCTATTGTTGAAGAGCATTCATTTGATGGTGTTGCTAAACATTTGCCAATACCACCAAATACATTAAGATCAATCATTAAGATTAATACTCCTTGGCATATTATGGCACCTAAAGGTGTTAAGTTCATGATGCTGCCCGTGCCATATTCAAATGATTTTACATTCACTCAGTCTATTGGCATCTTAGATCCTTCAGTGTCTTCTTCTATTAATTGCCAGTTATATTGGCATAAGCTTAATGGTGAACATACTATCAAAGCTGGTACACCGCTAGCTTATATTGTCCCAATCACTGAAAAGAAATACGCATTTGAATGTAGAGATAAAAATAAAAAAGATGAAAGCTGGTTAAAGAAAAGAGAATTTCTTAAAAACTTTACTTTCACATTTAAACGTACTGCTATGAAATCCGCGTATGACAAACATAATGAATCGAAGTGCCCATTTACAAGGATATTTAAATGACAATGTACCAAACAATTATTGCCTGTATAATTACAGGCATTTTAGTTTTTGTAGTCTATAGACATGTTGGTTTAGAGGCTATAAAAAACTGCTATGGGATGTGGTTCACACGAGAGTATTGGACCAATTATAACATAGTAGAAGCCCTATCATGGGGCACAAAAGCAATCATCATTGTCCCAGGTTTAATATTTGGAATTCAAATTTGGTGGTTATATTTCTTAACGCTTGCTACAAGTCTTACTTTGATTTGGGCAAGTAATAAAAAGTTATTGCCAACACTTGTGGCTTTCAATACTCTTTGGACCTGGATTAGCGTGATGGTTTTAGTTAAATCGTTAGTTTAGAGGTAAATTATGGACTTTGTTCTAAATGTTCTGTTAAAGAACATCAATTATCTTTGGATGGTATTCTTCATTATGATCTCTGCGGGATTAGCAAAACAGTATCAACTTTTTGCCCCTGCTTATGCCTATGTTAAGAATACATTCAGAAGTAATAAATTTGTAGTTGTACTACTTAGTGCTATTGGTGGCGTACTCCCAATTGAGGGAAGAGTTACTGTTAGTGCGGGTCTTCTAGATACTGTGGCTCCTAAAAGCGGTCCTGGTAGAGAAAAGATGGGTATTGTAGACTACTTAGCAACACACCACTATTACATGTGGTCTCCGCTTGAAAAGACAGTTATCCTTCCAATCGCAGCATTTGGTTTATCATATGCGGCCTGGATTGGGATGGTTTGGCCTTTGATAGCAATTAGTTTAATCTTCATCTATTGGTATATTTGGCAGAAAGTTAAAGATGATGAGATTGCTATTACACCTGGCAATTTTAAGATGTCTGCTGTTGCACGAGGTGTAGTTCCTATGTTTGCAGCTATTGCTGCATATATTGCTGGTGTAAACTTCATAGCGTGTTTTGGATTCTTAACGCTGTATTATATGTTTATTACCCAACAATGGAACATCAGGAAGTTACTAGAGTATGTTAATTGGAATGTGTTGATTATTGTAGGTATCGCAATTATTGCTGGTAATTACTTTAAATCTGAGAGTGCACTATTTGAAGCTATGATTAAAGGTAGTATGGTAGATCCTACTACGTTTATTGGCATTGCTATACTTAGTGCACTTAGTTTTGCATTTTCATTCTTAATGGGATCTAGCGGAAAGTATGTGGCTTTGGCAGTATTAACAGCACAAGCATTTGGACCTCAATATTTCTTATGGTTTTTTGCAGTTGATTATGCTGCGTATTTGTTATCTCCTACACATAAATGTGTTATGGTTGGCAACACATATTTTGGTACTCCATTAAAGACTTACTATACCGCATTAGGTGCATGGTCAGTATTATTGGTTGCAGTAGCTGGTATTTTTACATTTTTAATTTAAAATTAAAGCATGAAAATGGGGGCCTTGGGTCCCCATTTTTTTATAAATAGATTATATTAAGGAGCTTAACAATGAATAAACTTGTCGAACAGTTACGCAAAATTTTAGCGTCTAACTTCGCGCTATATCTTAAAACCCACATGTTTCATTGGAACGTAGAGGGTGCAAATTTCCCAGAATATCACGAGTTTTTCTCAGATGTTTATGAAGATCTATTTGACCAATCAGACGTATTAGCAGAATACCTTCGTCAACTTGGAGAAAAAGCTCCAGGTTCACTTTCTGTTTATGCAGAACAAAGCGTAATTAAAGATGAAGAAGGATTTCCTTCTGTCATGGATATGTTTGAAAAACTACAAGCTGATACGGCTACAATGATTACATTATATCAAAGCTTATATGATTTTGCTGAAGAAGCTCGTGAACATCAAATTTCAAATTATGCAGCAGAACGTTTAGGTGCTCATAAGAAAACGGCATGGATGGTTCGTTCTATCCTAAAAAAATAAGAGATAATATATGGCAACCCCAACAAGCAGAGCAGAACTAAAAGAATATTGCTTGAGAGCACTGGGTCAGCCTGTGCTTGAAGTTAACATCGATGACGATCAAGTTGAAGATCGTATTGATGAAGCACTTCAAAAATATTATGATTACCATTCAGATGCACAGAAACGTGTTTATATTCCGCATCAAGTAACAGATATTGATATTGCAAATTCATATTTGACTTTATCAGATGATGTTATTTCAGTTCAGCGTATTTTACCATTAACTTCAGCTATGTCTGGTATGAACATGTTTAACATGAAATATCAGATGTACTTGAATGACTTCTACGCTTTATACCGTGCAGACTCTATGCAATATTTCGTAGAGATGCAACAATATCTTTCTACACTAGATTCATTACTAAACGGTGTACAAACAGTACAATATCAAAGACATGGTAATAGACTTTACATTGAAACTAAATGGAGTGAAAAAATCCAACCAGGTCAATATATTATGGTTGAAGCTTATGCGCGTGTTGTTAGTGATGAAGTATGGAATGATTTTTGGCTTAAGAGATATACAACTTCATTGATTCAATTCCAATGGGGTACAAACTTAGCTAAGTTCGATGGTATGCAATTACCAGGTGGAGTTACAATTAATGCTCGTCAATATATTGATGACGCTGAAAACGATATTCGTCTTTTAGAAGAAGAACTTCGTAATACACATGAATTGCCAGTCGACTTCTTCTGTGGATAAGAGTAACTAATGCCAACCAATGTCTTCTTTAATCCTGGTGTTCTATCAGAACAACGTCTATATGAGGATATGATTGAAGAGTCTTTACGTATTTACGGACAAGACATCTATTATATTCCTAGAACACTTAAGAACTTAGATCAAGTACTTAATGATGCTGTAGCATCTGAATTTAACCAAGCGTATTTCATTGAGATGTATATTGATGAAGGTGGATATACTGGTGAAGGTACCATTATGTCTAAGTTTGGTTTAGAGATTCGAGATCAGGCAAACTTTGTTGTATCACGTCGCCGTTGGGAAAACTTTATCGGCCGAGAAAATACTACTATGGTTGGTGGTCGTCCAAACGAAGGCGACTTATTATACATCCCGCTTTCTGGTACATTCATGGAAATCAAGTTCGTTGAACACGAAGCTGCTTTCTACCAGTTAGCTAACATTTTCGTTTATGAATTACATTGCGAAACTTGGGAATACTCTGGTGAGAAGTTCAATACTGGTTATGAAATCATTGATGGTATTGAAGATGTATATGCACCCGCTCAACGCCTAACTCTTGGTTCTAACAACGGTATTAACTTCCATCCGAATGAAGAAGTTCAACAATTTGCTGGTTATGATCTTAATAATAATCCAATCTTTGTTTACGGTGATTTAGCTGGTGTTGAATTTACTGGTGGTCTTGCTTCTGTAATTAGAGTAAATCAAATTCGTTCTAGCGATAATAAACCTAGAAACTTCCAAGAATCTGGAATTGGTGATGCCGCAGTAGAACGACGTATAATTGGTATGACTTCTGGAGCTTCATACATAATTGAAGTAGCGGGTGATGCAAAAGAATTACCTAATGATCCTAATGCACAAAATATTGACTTCGAAGAATTCGGTGATACTATTCTCGACTTCTCTGAGTCTAACCCATTCGGTGAACCGGGTGGAGATTATCAACAACAAACATTAACTGCTTACGAACCTCAAGTAATCAGATTAGACAATAACATCCTACGCTTTGATGAAAACACTGCGACATGGGATTCAGTATAATAAACAGGAACTAAGATGGCAAAGCAAATACTAAATACTGGTACATCAAATAACGATAAGAGCGGTGATACACTTAGAGCTGGTGGTCTTAAGATCAAAGCCAACTTTAATGAAATTTATGCTGCGTTAGCAAATGATGGTTCAAACATTTCTGGCGGTGATTTATTAAAGACCGGTAGCTATACAGATTTGCGCAATTTACCTGACTTTAAAACAATTTCTATAACTGGAAGTTTTGATGATTTAGTTGATGTGCCTGAACTTAGCACATATGTTTCTCCTCCACCAACTCTTTTTGGTATTGATGGAGATTTGCGCGGTCAAATTGCAGCTGATGATGAATATGTTTATTTGTGTACAAATGATTGGGTACAAGGAACAGTATATTCTCCATTGACATTTATACATGAAGAAAACGCAGTTGAATTTGTTTTACAGGCTGCAACAAGTGATGTGGCTTCTACTATTATTTTAAAACCTGGAGCAATGTCTCCTGAGATTGACTGGACTATTACAAACGGAGTAGATACTAGAACAATTACATTAGTAACTGAAATTGGTGATGGAGAAGATGGTATTTGGTATGAGTGTACATTAGATGGTGAATTTACTAGTGTAGCAGATGAATCTTATACTATTTCATACACACCTCCAATGGGTGATTATGTAGCGTGCTTCACATGGAATGGTGCATTCCAACCTATTATTGATGCACATAATTTAGATACATTATCTGCGAAATTATTTAAGAGCGGGGATAGTGTTGGTCGTGCGATTACTCATGCTCATCGTAACTCTGATTCAAATAAATTAACTATTGTATATAGCGGTGACCAGTTCACAAGTTTTACTGGTATGTCAATTGTTAATGATCAACCAGTTATTTGGAAGCGTGTACCGTTAACTGGTTCTGTTGCAAGTTCAATTGTAAATGGTAATATTGCGGTAACTTTAAATTCTGGCGGTACACTAGTATTCCCTTCAAACTACACAGATGAAGCAATTAATAACGATATTATTACACGCAATAATAGCGATTTAAATATCAGAACAACTCGAGATAGTTATGGTGTTGATGCTGATATTGGAATTTATGCAGCAGATGATTTGTGGTTAACTGCAGAAGGCGATCAAGTTGAAATCACCGCAGCAAATGACATCGCGTTGTATACATCAAACAATGAAATGGCGACTAATAATTGGTATGTAGAAGGTGAAGCATTTGTTTGGTCAGGTAATACACTAACTATTCCATTCGTCGAAGATGCACAATTTCTTAGTCAAATAACTCCTTATCTTTCTTCTACTTACGCTATTTGGTTTGAAGTGTATGACAATGGCTCATATAGATGGGTTCAAAGTAACACTGTAACACCAATCACTGAAGAAGCTGGAATCTATACTATTCAGATTGATACAAATAATGCTGCTGCTAATTTATTTATTAGCAGTGTCAAACTTGTTGATCCTACATATAATGGATCCAAACAATGGATGTTTAATAGAAATGGTTCAATAAGTTTTCCTGAATTAACAGTTGATCTTCACAATGGTGGACAACAAACTGGTTCAGTATTACAATTTGGTAATACTAATGATTTACAGGCAATTATTACTGGTCCAACTCCTACACAAAACCAAAACGCACAGCGTTTAATTATTCAAGGTCAACGTGCTACAGGTTCAGGTGAAGGCGGCGATGTATATTTCTGGGCTGGTGATTCAGATGTTAATGGCGGTGATATTAAGATTTATGCTGGTGATGCAGATAGTACAACTGAGGGATATGGTGGTTATGTAAACATAGAAGGTGGCCGAGGATTTAATAGCGGTGGTAATGTTAGTATCACTGGTGGTGATTCTTCAGATGGTGCAGGTGGTAATGTTAATATCAGAGGCGGTTTCGGTGCTACTAACGGTGAAGTTAGTATACAATCAGGTAGTCATTATTGGAGTTTCAATGATGATGGCAATTTAGCATTACCATATGGTGGTACAATTAAAGACGCAGACGGTAATGACTTATTACGTCGTATAGTTTCAGTACCTACACATAGCACAGGAGCTAGTGGAGATTTAGAAGGCGACTTTGTGTTTAGTAACGGATACATTTATTATTGTGCAGCAAATTATGTAGGAGATTCTATTTCTGCTACTACACTAGCATCATCAGGTACAGTTGCTTGGATTGATTCTACAGATTATATAGGAGATTTAGTTGCAGACTTTAATGCAAATCCTTCGGGATGGACATATAATGGTGTAAGTATCGTCAGTGTTACAGCTGATGATTCTTTTGGTCCTGGATATGCTTTAGAAGGAACTACTCCATTTGGCATAAATAATGGAGAAAATTACTCTTTAGTTTCTGGAGCTAGTCTTCCAGACATTTGGAAACGTGTTGCTTGGTCTAATGATACTTGGTAAAATAAATGTTCGGTCAATACTTCTATAATCAACACCTTCGCAAGAGCGTTGCCATTTTCGGTACGCTCTTCAACAATATTAGTATCGTTAAACGTGATTCTAATGATACTCTATTGAGTAGCCAAAAAGTACCGCTTGCTTATGGACCTAAATCAAAATTCTTAGCACGTCTACGTGAAGAACCAGATTTATTAGCACCTGAGGTTGCTATTCGTTTGCCACGCATGTCATTTGAAATTACATCTGTTTCATATGATACTGCTGCTAAGGTAAATAAGAATATCAAATTACAAACTCCATCTCCAAGAGGATTGAGTTCAATTTATACTGGTGCTCCTTATGTTTTAGGAATGCAATTAAATATCATTGGTAAAACACAAGATGAAGTATTACAAATCACAGAACAAATTTTACCATATTTTAATCCAGAATATATTGTAACAGTTAGAGAAATACCTGAGATTAATTTGGTTCGTGATATTCCTATTGTACTTCAATCTGTTACAATGTCAGATGATTATGAAGGCGAATTCGAAACACGTCGCACATTAATCTATACACTAGATTTTACAATGAAGATTCAATTCTTTGGTCCTGTTCAGAAAGACGTCGGGATTA